TGTTTGGCAAAAATGCGTTTACAAAATTGTTGTACGCGGTGATGTCGACGGTGAATTCGAATTCTGTTCCGTCGATTTCGAGTGTGACTTTTTTGCCTGCTTTTTCGCTCATGGTGTTGGTCTCTTTTTTACGTTTTGGTTTGCCCGGCTGATTTTTTAATCAGGGTGCGGGCGGTTTGTGTACGGCGAATTGAAACCCTACCCAAAGCAGGCCGATCCCGCCGGTGACTAGGGTTATCAATACTGCCGTGCGAATTGTGCGGCCCATCTGTTCTGTGGCGGTGCGTTGGCCGCGCAAAAACGCCATGTCTTTTTGGGTTTCGATGGCGTCTTCGGTGTTCAGGCCCATCGACATAAACGCTTTTTTTGTTCCTTCTTCTGCGGCGCTTTGTACCAGTGCCTGCAGTTCGTCTTTATCCATTGGTCCTGACATGGTGCCCCCTATTCTTTCGCCTTTGGCAGCCGCGCGCGTACTAGCTGGTCGCGGATGTCTTCGACTGTGGCTTGCGTGACGTCGTTTGTGGTGATGTCACGCAGCCAGTTGAGGAACGAGATAATCAGGCGCGTTAGCAGGCGCTCGATAATGATCGGCCAGGCGATCCGCCCGAGGATGGCGGCGAGTGTGTCGAATACCAGGTGCCACGTTAGGCCGCCGGTACCGGCGAGAATTTTAATCAGGCGTTTCATGCGCGGCCCTCCCATACGTATTTGATAAAGGCGTTTTTGTAGTCGGCGGCGGTCGCTTTGCCTGCGCTGGTGTTCCAGTATTTTTTGGCGTAAGCGGCGAGGCCGTCGAGGTCGGTTGGTTCGGGCAGCGGCTCGGGGAATGTGTACAGGTACACGCGGGCGATGGCGGCGGCGTGGGTGGCGTCGGTTAGCATTCGCTCGAATGGTAATACCCGGGACACGGCTGGAAATTTGCCGGTGCGGTTCAGGTAGTCGATGACGTGCCGGTAAGTCGGCTCTTCCATCTGAAACAGGCCAATCGCGGGGCCATTACCACCCTGGCGGCAGTAGGTAAAGCCGCCGCTTTCGTGGGCGGCGATCATGAGCAGTAATCGAACGGCGCTTTCGCTGTCGGGCAGGTTGCTGCGCTCGAGTGCGTTTTCAATGGCAGTGCGGACACTGAGCGCAATTTTTTTCAGGTTGATCATGCTGGCCCCTGTTGGTTGGTTTCGGTTCGGCCTGTTTTAGAACAGGTCAAAGTGGTTGGCTTTGAGGTACGGCGTTCCGTTGATGTTCAGGAAGTCTCTGCCTGTGACGTCGAACGGCAGTTTTACCGTGGTGGCGTCGCTGCTGTTCGGGTCGATGTTGAGCAGATCCGAGATTTTCAGTGCGCAGTCGTGGGCCAGTACGTGGAAGGCCTCTGGCGTGTTGCCGTTGCTGCCGGTTGCATAGGCGTTGATGTCAAACGTTGGCAGCCCTTCCCAGCTGCCTGCGGCGGCGGCGGCGGCTGACAACAGCATGAAGTTTGCAATGTCGACTTCGATTTCGCCGGAGGCTTTTTTGTCGCCCGCTAAGCGGCCGTCGGGTGCGCCTTTGGTCATTTTTACGGTGCTGTTGTCTTCGATGTTCAGGCTGAATGCTTCTGCGTGAACCATTTTTCCACCGACACGAATGTCGAATGATTGTCCGTTAATGCGTGACATGGTTTATGCCTCCAGTCGGTTGAGGTCGAGGGCGATGTAGCCGGTGATTTTTTTCGGGCAATCCACCGGCGCAGCGAGGAACGAGAGTTCGACGGCTTTGGTGGTCTGCCAGGTGATGACGATATCGCCATCATCGGGTTTCTTGATGAGGCCCGGGACGGCGTTGCCTGCAATGGTGCTGCCCTTCGTGGCGTCTTTCAGGGTTTTGCCAAAGTAGCTCGCGTGGTACGCCGTGCTGCTTTCGCTGCTGTTGAGTGAGCGATCGCCAATTTTGTTGATCATTTGCAAGCGTAGGCGGCGGCTGAGGTAGTCAATCACGCGGCGGTTTTCGATGACGGTAAAGTCGCCGCCGGGTGCGTCGAGGCTGGTGTGGTCGGCCCAGAAAATACCGGGTTTGCCGGTGTACCACTGGGGTACGCTGAAACGGTTGTTCGCCAGTTCTTTCAGGTGGGCCATGGTCAGCGGGTTGCCGTTTTTGTCGGCCGGTGCATCGCCCAGACCGAGCACAACGCCGCTTTGTACGCGCATTGGTGTGTCGGCAATGCTGGTGTTTTCATTCACCAGGCGGCCCAGAATCACACCGACATTTTGTTCGTGCGTTACCGGGATCAGGTACACGCGGTCGGCCACTTCGTCGTTGTTGATGGCTTTGGTGGCGGTTAACCATTCGTCCCAGCTTTGTGTGGCTGGATCAATGGCCGGGGTGGGCGCGTGAATGGTGAGGTATTTTGCGAATTCGAGTTCGGCGGCCACGCACGCGGCTTGTAGTGTATCGATGTCGGCACTGGCGGTGACGTCGGTCAGGAATACCAGTTCGGGCTCGATGTCGTGCGGGGCTTCGAGGGCGGTTTCGAGTGCGGTGTACCAGTCGTCATAACCGCCGGTGTACAACGGTACAACGTAGGCGGTAAACAGTGGCCCGGCGTTGAGTTTTGCGGCTTCGATGGTGGCTTTTAGCGTGCTGTCGGCGGCGCCTAAAATTCCGTCGAGGTCGGTATCCTGGCCGATGGTGTGCAGGCGAAATGCTGCGCTGTCGGTGACGGCGTCGGCGCTGTTTTCGTCGTTGAGGCCGATGATGAGCACGGTGTTTTCAACGCCGGTAATGCTGCCGCTGTTGGTGTTTTGTTGGCTGAGTGTGGTTTGTCCGATTGCCATTGTTTACGCTCCCGCGTTGCGTGCGTTGGTCGTGATTTGCTGAATAATTTGTTGTCCCATTGCCGGGATTTTTTGGCGGCTGACGCCGAGGAATGGGCGTGGTGGTATGCGCGCTTCCCAGTGCTGCCAAGCGAATTTGTCCATTGCAACGGTTGTTCTTCCGATTGCACCGGCCTGGCCAATGGTCATGTTTTCCATGATCCAGCGAATGGACACGCGACGGGTTTTTACCTGGCCCGCTTTTTGGCCGCCCTTGTATTTGCCGATATACAGTTTGAAGCCCTCTTTTATCAGGGCTTTGGCCTGAAAGTAGGTGGCTGGGGCGTCGTAGTCTGGCTTGCCTTTCTCTCTCTGAATTCTTGCTTTACTGTATTTTTCTACGTGGCCATGGTGCTGCTTTGCGGCCACGATTCCGGTGATTCCTCGTGGCCATCCCACTGTGGCACCTGTGGTGCTGGTTCCGATGACTCGAGCACTGCGCATGATTTTGCGCAGTACTTTTTTATTGCCGTTTTTGCGCGGGGTCATGGTGCGGCCGTCGACGGTTTTTTGGGCGCGGGTACGGGCGGCGCTTTCTTTAATGACGCCGCGACCCAGCCGAAAAAACAGCTGCTTTTTCTCGCGCGGTGGCAGTGCCACGGCGCGCAGCTGGCGGCGTAATTTGCTGTGACCACTGACGCTAACGCGGATCATTTGACGCCCCCGGTGACTGTGCCTGTTTCGGCGGTGTGCAGTGGGTGCGGCCGCTCTGGGGTGACTGGCGCAAGTTTTTTACCGGCGTAGTCAATTGGGCTGGCGTCGACTTCGGTCATGTAGAGGGCGTCAGTCAGCTGCAGAGTGATTTCGAGGTTGATCTGTTTGCCGGTCAGGTTGGTCTGGTCGAATTCGATGTCGATGTTTTTGTTGTCGGCGGCTTCGCGCTGGTCGGCGTATTGGCGCATGAGTGCGAGGCACAGGGCGCCGCGATCTGCGGGCAGGCGTTCAACGTATACGACGGCACGGTATTCGAGTTTTGCGTATTCGTAGCCGTTGGCGGTTTCGCGCATTCCGCCGGGCAACATGCGGCCGGATTCCTGCCAGACGTCAAAGTCTTTGAGGCCTATTTTTAATGCCTGGCGGTTGTTGCACAGGATGGCGTGCAGGTCGGTTAGGCCTCTCATACGCTGTGCACTCCGATGCGGCGGCGGCCTGACACCATGTTGGTGTATTTGGTGGCGGCGGCTTCGAGGGCGCTGATGTTGTCGTCGCTGATGGCGGCGGCGTCGGCGGTGCGGTCGGTGCGTTGTGCGTCGCGCAGGATCAGGGCTTTGGTGGCGTTGTAGACGGCGTTTTTAAAGCGCGGTACGCGGCGGTCGTCGTCGGCGAATTCTACCCCGTCGGCCTGCAGGCCTTCGGCCCATGTTTGCAGGTTGAAAATTACGTCGTCGACGGCGAGCGCGAGGCAGTTATTTAAAATTGCGTCGCTGACTGTGTCGTCGATGCTGAGCAATGAGGCGCATTCGGCGGCGGTGACGGCCGGGAACCATGCGTCTGGCTGCACGTTTGCGGTGCTGCGTTCTGCTGTTTGGTCTGGCGTAAATCCGTAGCTCATTGTATGCGCTCTCTGTTGTTAGGGTGGGCGGCTGACTGCGTGGCTTGCGGTATGGGCCTCTGCCCTGCCGCTGCCCGCGCAGCGCCACCCGGGGGAGGGAGTCGGTTAAGCCTTCTCGCTCAATTTTTTACGGGCGTTTTCAAGTTTTGTTTTGACTTTCGCCGGGTTGTTTGAATCGGCGAATCCTTCCGCTGCTGCCAGTTCCTTTTCGGCGGTTTTCCAATCTTCCGTGGCGTAGGCTTGCAGGCCTGCGAATTTTGCGTATTTCATTTTCACGACGTTGGGCACTGTCCATGCCTCGAGTTTTTCGCGCGTGTCGCTGAAATACGGTTCAACACTGTTGCCGTCTTTTGCGGCGGCTTCGGCCCATGCGAGCACTTCGTCGGCCACGGTGGTCGTGAGGTTGCGCTTGTATTTCTGGCCGTTGGCCAGTAGCGGCATGGCTTGATTTTGAGCGATCGCTACTTCTGCGTATTTGAGCGCGGCGGCGATCTGGCCGAGGTCAAACAGCCAGATAATGACCTGCGTCAGTACCGGGTTGGCGTACACTTCGCCGG